GTGAAATACCTCCCTTTTGTGGTTTTGTCTGTTTGTCGACTTTTTGTGTTGGTGGTGAGTGTTGTGCAGCCTGAGCTTCCTGATAGTCGTGAGTGGTGTGGGGAGACGCGTCGGTGGTGGCGTGTGTGGGGTGAGGATTCGCGTGCCGGGTTGGTGTCGGATGAGGAGTGGCTGTTTCTCATGGATGCTGCGGTGATTCATGATTGTGTGTGGCGTGAGGGGCGTGCTGATTTGGTGGCTTCGCTTCGTGCTCACGTGAAGGCGTTTATGGGCATGTTGGATAGGTATTCGGTTGATGTGGTGTCTGGTGGCCGTGGTGGGGGTTCTGCGGTGGCGATGATTGACCGGTATAGGAAGCGTAGGGGGGCCTGAGTAGGTGTCTGGTGTTGTTGGGTCTCAGGTTCCTCGTCATCGGGTGGCTGCGGCGTATTCGGTGACTGCTGGCGGTGATGCGGGTGAGCTTGGTCGTGCGTATGGATTGACGCCTGATCCGTGGCAGCAGCAGGTGTTGGATGATTGGCTTGCTGTGGGTGGTAATGGCAGGCTTGCTTCGGGTGTGTGTGGGGTGTTTGTTCCGCGGCAGAATGGCAAGAATGCTATTTTGGAGATTGTGGAGTTGTTTAAGGCGACTATTCAGGGTCGTCGTATTTTGCATACGGCTCACGAGTTGAAGTCGGCTCGTAAGGCGTTTATGCGGTTGAGGTCGTTTTTTGAGAATGAGCGGCAGTTTCCTGACTTGTATCGTATGGTGAAGTCGATTCGTGCGACGAATGGTCAGGAGGCTATTGTGTTGCATCATCCGGATTGTGCCACGTTTGAGCGTAAGTGTGGTTGTCCGGGTTGGGGTTCGGTGGAGTTTGTGGCTCGTTCTCGTGGTTCGGCTCGCGGGTTTACGGTTGATGATTTGGTGTGTGATGAGGCTCAGGAGTTGTCGGATGAGCAGTTGGAGGCTTTGCTTCCTACGGTAAGTGCTGCCCCGTCTGGTGATCCGCAGCAGATTTTCCTTGGTACCCCGCCTGGGCCGTTGGCTGATGGGTCTGTGGTGTTGCGTTTGCGTGGGCAGGCGCTTGGTGGCGGTAAAAGGTTTGCGTGGACGGAGTTTTCGATTCCTGACGAGTCTGATCCGGATGATGTGTCGCGGCAGTGGCGGAAGTTGGCTGGGAATACTAATCCAGCCTTGGGTCGTCGCCTGAATTTTGGGACTGTGTCGGATGAGCATGAGTCGATGTCTGCTGCCGGTTTTGCTCGGGAGCGGCTTGGCTGGTGGGATCGTGGCCAGTCTGCTACGTCGGTGATTCCGGCGGATAAGTGGGCTCAGTCTGCGGTGGATGAGGCGAGTCTGGTTGGCGGGAAAGTGTTTGGTGTCTCGTTTTCTCGTTCTGGGGATCGGGTTGCTTTGGCTGGTGCCGGCAAGACTGATGCTGGGGTTCATGTTGAGGTTATTGATGGGCTGTCGGGAACGATTGTTGATGGTGTGGGTCGGTTGGCTGACTGGTTGGCGGTTCGTTGGGGTGATACTGACCGGATCATGGTTGCCGGGTCTGGTGCGGTGTTGTTGCAGAAGGCGTTGACGGATCGTGGTGTTCCGGGCCGTGGCGTGATTGTGGCTGATACTGGGGTGTATGTGGAGGCGTGTCAGGCGTTTTTGGAGGGTGTTCGTTCGGGTGTTGTGTCTCATCCTCGTGTTGATGCTCGCCGTGACATGTTGGATATTGCTGTGAGGTCGGCTGTGCAGAAGAAGAAGGGTTCTGCGTGGGGTTGGGGTTCCTCGTTTAAGGACGGCAGTGAGGTGCCGTTGGAGGCTGTGTCGTTGGCGTATCTTGGTGCGAAGATGGCGAAGGCTAGGCGGCGTGAGCGTAGTGGCAGGAAGCGGGTGTCTGTGGTATGAACTCGGATGAGTTGGCGTTGATTGAGGGTATGCATGACCGGATTCGCGGCTTGTCTTCGTGGCATTGCCGTATTGAGGGCTACTATGAGGGTAGTCACCGAGTGGCCGATTTAGGGGTTGCTATTCCTAGGGAGCTGCAAAGGGTGCAGACGGTGGTGTCGTGGCCTTCTATTGCGGTGGATGCTTTGGAGGAGCGTCTGGATTGGCTTGGATGGTCTGGTGGTGACCAGTATGGTTTGGATGCCGTGTATGCGGCTAATCGGCTTGCTACCACTTCGTGTGACGCGCACCTTGATGCTTTGATTTTTGGGTTGTCGTTTATCGCGGTGGTTCCTGATGGTGAGGGTGGGGTTGTTGTTCGCCCGCAGTCGCCGAAGAATTGCACCGGTGTTTTTGGTCCTGATGGGCAGCGTCTGGAGGCGGCTCTGGTGGAGCAGCCTACCAAGGATAAGGATGTCATAGAGGCAGAGTTGTTGCTTCCTGATGTGATTGTGCAGTGTGTGTGTCAGGGGGGCCGCTGGGTAGAGGCTGGGCGTATACCGAATGTTTTGGGTGAGGTGCCGTTGGTGCCTTTGGTGAATCGGCGCCGCACATCGCGGGTTGATGGCCGTTCGGAGATTACCCGGTCGATTCGTTCTTACACGGATGAGGCTGTGCGCACATTGTTGGGCCAGTCTGTGAACCGAGATTTCTACGCTTACCCTCAGCGTTGGGTGACGGGTGTTTCGGCGGACGAGTTTTCGCAGCCTGGCTGGGTGATGTCTATGGCGTCGATTTGGGCTGTAGATAAGGATGATGACGGTGACACCCCGAATGTGGGTTCGTTTCCGGTTAACAGTCCTACCCCTTATAGTGACCAGATTCGTTTGCTGGCCCAGTTGATGGCTGGTGAGGCTGCGGTGCCGGAACGCTATTTCGGGTTTATCACGTCTAATCCGCCGTCGGGGGAGGCGCTTGCGGCTGAGGAGTCTCGGCTGGTTAAGCGTGCCGAGCGGAGGCAGACTTCTTTCGGTCTTGGGTGGCTGTCTACTGGGTATCTAGCCGCTAAGGCGTTAGATCCGGGTATTGATCGGGCAGAGTTTTTCGGTGATGTGGGGTTGCGTTGGCGTGATGCTTCCACACCAACTCGGGCGGCTACGGCTGATGCTGTGACGAAGCTGGTTGGTGCCGGTATTCTTCCCGCTGATTCTCGCACGGTTTTGGAGATGTTGGGTTTGGATGATTCGCAGGTTGAGGCTGTGATGGATCATCGTGCCACATCGGTGGATCCGTTGGCGGCCCTGGCGGGTGCTATTTCGAAACAGACTAGCGAGTGACTGGCATGGTTGCCGGGGTTGAAACTAGAGAGTTCGCTGCGGCGTTCCAAAAGGATTTGATCCGGTTTGCTGGGAAATACGCCGGATACTACACCGAACTGGGGCGTTTATGGCAGGCTGGGCGTATCACGGATGGCCAGTATATGCGTTTGTGTGTGGCTTTGGAGCGTGCCGCCCATGACGGTTCTGTCGGGATGGCTGTAGATTTTGTGTCCGAGTTTCGGCGGATGTGTGGGGCTGAGGTAGGTCGTATCGTGATCGATGATTTCACCCTGGAGGCCGCGTTCGCCCGTACAGCATTCGCTGTAAAAAGAGTGGGCGATAATCCGGATGATGCGAATCATATCGTGAATAGCGTGACGTCTGGTATGGAGCGTGCGGTGATGAATGCGGCCCGGGATACGGTTGAGTGGTCTGCTGGTGCGGAGCATCGGACGTGGCGTAGGGTGACTGATGGTGATCCGTGTGCGTTTTGTGCCATGTTGGCTACTCGTGACGATTACACCACGAAGGAGCGGGCGATTTCTGCCGGGCATGTTGGTAGGCATCGCCGTAAAGGCAAGCGGCCTGTTGGTGCCCGATATCATGATCATTGCGGGTGCACGGTGGTTGAGGTTGTGGGTCCGTGGGAGCGCACCAAGGCTGACCAGCGGTACATGGACATATATCAGAAGGCTCGTGAACGGTGCACGGAAAAGGGTTTGTCTGAGTCGCCTGTGAATATTTTGGCGATGATGCGTGACATTTCTGACATGCGCTAAACATGGTTTTTCCAGCAGTCACATGGGTTGTTGGTTTTGTGGTTGTCTCCGCAAGGGGTGCTCCACAAAAAGTGTCAATGTTGTTTATCCGCAAGGAGAAAGAACAAGATGGTTGATCAAAGTGAAATAGGTAACAGCAGCGAGGAGGCCGGAAAGGTTGAGGCTGTTGTCGAAGAGGCTACCGTGAAAGAAGAGTCACAAGGGCAGGGGGCTTCGAAAGGGGAGCCACTAAAGGAGTCCTCGAAGGAGGAGTCTTCTTCTGGCACGGATTGGAAAGCTGAGGCCCGTAAATGGGAGGCTCGTGCTAAAAGCAACTATGCAGAGTTGAGGCAGTTGCGTGAAACGGGTGGCGAGTCGCAGTCGGCTATCGACGAGTTGCGGCAGCGTAACAGTGAGTTGGAGGAGCGTTTTAATGCTCTCACGGTAGAGAATCTGCGTCGCAAGATCGCATCCGAGTATGGTTTGGATGATGAGGCTATCGGTTTCCTTCAGGGTGGCGATGAGGATTCCATTGGTGAGTCTGCTAAGGCTTTGAAGGCTTTGATTGATCGCGGCGAGCATGGTGTTCGTCGTCTTGCAGGGTGCACCCCTGTCAATGATGCAAAGCATCAAGAAAACATTTCTTTTGCTGATGCTTTAGTAACGAATTCGAGGAGATGAATTTAAATGGCTGACAATGTAATTAATACAGGAAAGATTGATCTTCCTGGCTCTTTTGTGAGCATTGTGAAGGATCGTGCTATCGATGCGGGTGTTTTGGCGAAGCTTTCGCCGGAGCAGCCGACCATTTTCGGGCCGGTTAAAGGGGTAACCTTCTCGGGTGTTCCCCGTGCGAAGATTGTGGGCGAGGATGAAAAGAAGCCTTCTGCCGGCTTTAGTATTTCTGGGTTTACGGCCCAGCCTATCAAGGTTGTGACTCAGCAGCGTGTCTCGGATGAGTTCCTTTGGGCCGATAATGATTACCGTATTGGTGTTCTTCAGGATCTTATTTCTCCGGCTCTTGGTGCTTCTATTGGTCGCGCCGTTGACCTGATCGCTTTCCATGGTGTTGATCCCGCCACTGGGGCGCCTGCTACACAGGTTAAGACTGCGCTGGATAAGACGAAGAATACGGTTGAGGCCACGGATTCTGCTACGGCTGATCTGATTAAAGCGGTAGGGCTGATTGCGGCTGCAGGTTTGCAGGTTCCTAACGGGGTTGCTTTGGATCCGGCGTTTTCGTTTGCCGTGTCTACTGAGGTGTATCCGAAGGGGTCGCCGCTTGCTGGGCAGCCCATGTACCCGAATGCTGGCCTTTCCGGGCTTGATAGCTGGCGTGGACTGCAAGTCGGTGCCTCGTCTACTGTTTCCGGCGCCCCGGAGATTGCTAATGGCGGCTCGGGTGTTTTGGCTATTGCGGGTGATTTCTCTGCGGTCCATTGGGGCTTCCAGCGTAACTTCCCGATCGAGATCATCGAGTATGGTGATCCGGATCAGACTGGCCGTGACCTGAAGGGCCATAACGAGGTTATGGTTCGTGCCGAGGCTGTGCTGTATGTGGCTATCGAGTCGCTTGATTCGTTTGCTGTTGTGAAGAAGAAGGCTGCCCCTAAGCCTCCGGCCCCGAAGCCTGATCCTAATCCTCCGGCTGGTAACTGATATAAGATAAGCGAATGTGTACTATGTGCAGGGGGTGGTGTTGATGGGTATCATTTTGAAGCCTGAGGATATTGAGCCTTTCGCCGATATTCCTGCGGGGAAGCTTGAGGCGATGATTGCCGATGTGGAGGCTGTGGCTGTCAGTGTCGCCCCCTGTATCGCTAAACCGGATTTCAAATATAGGGATGCCGCTAAGGCTATTCTGCGTAGGGCTTTGTTGCGCTGGAATGATACCGGGGTTTCGGGGCAGGTGCAGTATGAGTCGGCGGGCCCGTTTGCTCAGACTACACGGTCGAATACTCCCACGAATTTGTTGTGGCCTTCCGAGATTGCTGCGTTGAAGAAGTTGTGTGAGGGTGATAGGGGGGCTGGTAAAGCGTTCACTATCACCCCCACTATTAATGGTCGATATGCACATTCTGAGGTGTGTTCCACTGTGTGGGGTGAGGGTTGCTCGTGCGGGTCGAATATTAACGGCTACGCTGGCCCTTTGTGGGAGATATGATATGACCAGTTTTCCTTACGGTGAAACGGTTGTGATGCTTCAACCGACTGTTCGTGTC